ATGCAACGTTCAAGTTGCAAGAGCACATCTTGAGTTACCCGCTCATAGTTTAGATGATGTGATCAGTGTTGATGTTAATTTCCATGGTTTACCAGGGGATTTATCAGCAGCCGGATCGACTGCGGCAGACGAAGTAGTAGTAACCTACACCGCAGCGTAATTAAAAATTTAACAGGGTGGGATGTTACTACCCACCCTTCCTTTTAGGAAATAGAATGAACGAAACAGTAAAATCGCCAACGAAGGCGACAGAACCAGTATCACTTAGGAGTTTACTAACTCCCAGCAAAACAGTAGAAATAGACTATCCAGGAATTGATGGTTTCTCGGTTGAGTTAACTTATTTAGCAAGAGAAGAATTGCTTAAATTAAGAAATAAAAGTGTAAGACAGACTTTTAATAAAAAAACTCGACAATACGAAGAAACGCTTGATAATGACAAATTCTTAACAGAATATTGTAAAGCAATTATCAAAGGGTGGAAAGGATTAACATATACACATTTAGAAGAGCTTCTATTAGTAGATGTATCATCCGTAAAACCAGAAGATGAACTTCCATGGACTCAAGAGAACGCAGAATTACTTATGAAAAACTCTAGTGATTTTGATAATTGGGTGTCAGAAACTGTAGGTGATCTAGAAAATTTTACTCAAAGCAAGTAGAATTAGTACTTGCTTTAATAAGTAGATACTATAAAGATTTTAGTATCGATTTAGATAAATACCTTAGTATTTGTGAGCAATTAGGAGAAGAACCTGACCCCGAGAAAATGCCTCCAGAAATTGGCAATTTCCCTTTAGAGGTACAGCAAGCTTTTCTAGTACACAGTATACTACCCGACAGATGGGATGGAATGTCTGGAGCCTATATGGGCAAAGACTTATCTGCTTTAGGAGACATTTTTGATATCTATGATATTGAAGATCGACGAACTGTTTTATACTTTTTAAGTTATATTATTAGAAGTAATAGTGAACGTATAAACGAAGAAGTACAAAGAAAACAAAAGCAACCCAAAACAATGGGCTCAAGAGTAAAGTAGGTAATGGCAAAGAAAATTAAAGGTTCAGAAACTACCATAAAGGTAACTGACGGCGGCTCCCTTAAAAAAGTAGGGAAGTCGGCTAAAGTAGCGTCTGGTAAGTTTGACCAATTCGGAAAATCCGCACATTCAGCCGACAGAGCTGGAAGAGGCGTCGCTCAGATGTCCTCGAACTCAACAAAGAACTTTTCAAAGTTATCCCAAGGTATCTCGGGAGGACTGGTTCCCGCGTACGCGACTTTAGCAGCCCAGTTATTTGCATTAGACGCATTATTTAGGTTTCTAAAAGATGCAGCAGACTTTAGGGTATTAAAAGAGGGTCAAATGGCCTTTGCACAAGCAACAGGTACAGCTTATAAATCTTTAGCTAGAGATATTCAAACAGCTACTGATGCACAGATTACTTATGCAGATGCATCTCAAGCAGCAGCAATAGGTATGGCATCAGGACTTAATCCTGAACAATTAAAACAACTATCAGCAGCCGCAAGGACTGTTTCCATTGCATTAGGTAGAGATACAACAGATTCATTTAATAGATTAGTTCGAGGTGTAACAAAAGCCGAACCAGAACTACTCGATGAATTAGGTATCATATTAAGACTAGAAGAAGCATCTACTAGATATGCTGCAGCACTAGGACTTAATAAAAACTCTCTTACAACTTTCCAAAAATCACAAGCAGTAACAAATGAAGTTCTTCGACAAACAGAAGAAAAATTTGGGGCTATGAATGATATTTCAGATACAACTGTTAACCAAATTGCAAAAATGTCAATAGCATTTGATGAAGTTATGAACGCAGTTAAAGGAGGAATAGCTCCTATAGCAGAATTCTTTGGAAAATTCTTAGCAGACAATATACAAGCAGCAGCTTTAGCTGTTGGTGTATTTGCTTCCAGTATGTTAAAGAAACTATTGCCTCCTTTAGCACAGGTAGACGTTGCTAGTAGAAGAGCCTTCTTACAATCAAGATTTACTGGGGCAGGTGGTGTTTTGAAAGAGGGTAAAGAAGGAAGTGCACAACAAGAAAGAAATCTAAGATTTGCTTCAGGTAAAGAAACAAAAGATGATTTGGCACGCATGGACAGAGCTCTAGGTGCTAAAAAATCTAAATTACTTAATTATGAAAATTTTAGAAGAGGGGAAGCAAAGAAAACTCAGTTTCAACTCAGAGCTTTATCAGCCCAGCATGTTGTAGACGAATCTACTGGTTTCAAAAAAATAGGAGCACAATGGAGAGTTCATTTAAATCAAATGAAAGCTGATTATGGAGCTTTTATTGGAACTATAAGAGCTGGAGCTAGAGCAATAGGTACTGCCTTTAATACTATGTTAGGAGTTATTGGTTGGTTAGCTATGGGTTGGATGGCTATTACAATGGCAATGGATTATTTCAAATCAAACGACCCGAAAGACTTACATGCCGAAGCTTTTAAAAAGAAAGTAGACAAAGTAACAGGTAGTTTAAGTACTTTAAATGAAGAATTAAGAGGAATAGCCGATATAACTGAAAAAGGTATTATTACAGACTTAAATAAGCAGATGATTAGAATGGGTAATGCTTTAAATAGTGCAAGTTTAGGAACTCTTTTTGATAATGTTACAGTATTTAGTCAAATGAAACATATAGACACTACGGCTTATACAAAATTTTTAGTAGAATATACCGCAACAATAGAGAGTCTAGCAAGAATAGCACCTGAGGTATTTGGCAAGTATAATGAGACATTAAGAACAACAGCTGACTTACAAGTAGCAGAATTGCCTATGTTAAGAAAGAAAGCTATGGCAATGATAGAGGTAGGAAATGCAACTAGAGCATTAGAACAAAATACTTCTCAACTTGTAATTGAACAAAATAAATTAACTCAAGCACTTGGAAAAATTAAATATCAATCTATGATGGAAGTTATGTGGGAGCGAGAAAGACTACTCGAACTTACTTTAGAGCATCTTGAAAAAGAAACTTTAGCTTACAGACAAAATTCAATAATGCTGACTGAAGTAACTGCAAAACTGCAATTTATGTTGGAAGTACAAAAGCAACATATACGCTTACAAAGATTAAATATAGCAGTACAAGAGCTAAATCTAACAAAAGGTTTTTTCCAGACCAAAGACGCAAAAGACGCATTAGTATTTCAAACACAAAGATTAAAAATCGCTAAAGAAATGCAAAAGATTTCAGATGCAGAGGCATCAATAAAACTCTTTGCAACAGAAGGAGATACTAAAAAAGTCATACAAACAAAGAGAGTTTTAGAATTAGCAGAAGCCACTTTACAATTAGAACAAAAAAGATTAGTCCTTCTAAAATTACAGAATGATAATGTTTTTAAAGCCTATAATAAATTATTTGATGGTTTCCAAAAAGATTTAGGAAGTGCAATAGGAGGAGCCTTAAGAGGAGAAGAAGGCGCATTTAAGAAGATAGGCGAAAATATGTTAAAAACTTTAACAGATGCTATAGGTAATAGCTTATCTGAAATGATGATGGAGGCTATGATTCCAGACGCTTGGAAGCCGAAAAATATGGCAGATAAAGTCTTAGAGTCACATGAAGAAGGAGCAGCTAAAATCAAAGAGTCCCTTGTAGAAGGAACAAAAGACTTTGCTTCTGACTTTTTAACCGCATTTAATGAAGGTGGTACTGTCAAACTAGCTTTTGATGGCTTTATAACAGGTCTAGGCGATACAATGGATGGTGCTATTACATCGCTAAAACATGCTCAAGCTGACTTACTAGGACTTGAAATAGAACAAAGAAATAAAGATTTATCAGACAAACAAACACAGATGGAAAAGAAAGGACCGCTCAAATATGACGATAAGGGAAATCCTATAGGAATTCATGGAATGACTACTGGAATCGATAATAAAGCATCACCAGAATGGATGAAGTGGCTTAAAGAACAACTAGTACCAAAAGAAAATGAAATAACTGGGCTGACACCAAATCAATATGAAGTAGATAGAGGCGCTATAATAGGCGGCTCGAGTTCAGCAGCACAAGCTTCTTTTATTGATAGAGAAAACCAAGCTAAAAGTTCAGTAGCAGAATATAATGTTTTAGGTCAGCATTTGGAGACTATGAGAGCAGAAGGTGCATATGGCACAGATATTTACATGAAAGAGCTTATCGAAAAAGCAGGCGGAGTGCAGGCATTAATTGACGAGTTGGTTACCGCAGGCGTGGTCATGGATACGGCTAAAATCGACAGATACAAAGAGATTGATGATAAGATGATGGGACACAGTGCGAACAAGTTCCAGGTAGATGTAGGAAAGGCGGGAGGATTAGGTAAAGATTGGACGGATAGAAGAGATGGTAGTTTAAGTGACGCTAAGATAGAAGACTGGTTCTATGGAAACCAGAAAAGAGGAGCACGCGAGGGTAAAGGGCTATCAGGCGAAGGAGTCACTCAAGAAGTTCTTGAATCTATGATTGTTCAAATGTATATTAATAAAGGTGGAGACCCTGGAAGACTTGCTGCATTCAATGATATGTACGGCGATAAAGGAGTAGGGGGAGCGGAAACTACTGTTGGAGTAAATGCTACACTTAATAAAGAGGCAGAATTGCAGCGACAGGAGTTAATGAAAACGAACACGAAGGTACTAGAAAATGTCGAAATAGCACTGATAAAGAATACAGATGCTGTAGAAGAAAATACAACTGATAAAAAGACAGAAACATTGAAAGATGACAAGAAGACTGGATCACAAATGAACCCAGCTTTAGCAGACTTTGAAAAAGGAGATATTGCAAACTCCGACTTTGTATCAGGAACACAACAATTATTAGGCGGAACCGCTATGTTACTAGGGGCTGCTGGAAGACAAGAAGAAGCAGCAAAACTATTTAAGATTGCTGGAATGATAATGATGACAGTTGCTATAATGGAACGAGCAGCACTTGCTGCACAAGGCGCGAAAGACTTTGGTGGTTTTATAATGAATCTGATAACTGGTAAAGGTGGAACCAGATATGGTGGAATTCAAAATTCTCCAGGTTATGTTTCTTTTTCAGGTGGTGGAATCGCAGCCGGACCAAACTCAGGATATGGAGCAGTTCTTCATGGCACGGAAGCAGTTGTTCCTTTAGGAAATGATAGAAGTATTCCAGTTGAAATGAAAGGGGGTGGAGCTGTAAATAATACTTCAGTCACTGTTAATATGGCAGAAGGTAGTACCACTACTACATCAGATGCACAACAAGGAAAAGCATTTGCTCAAGCTATCCAAGCTTCAATATTAGAAACAATAGCAAGAGAACAAAGATCAGGTGGTCTATTAGAGACTAGCGGAGGAGGATAAGATGGCAATAGGATTTAGTGTAGGAGGAAGTTTAGGTACTGTAGTACCAGATAAAGGACTTTCTAGAAAGAATGACCCAGTTGTTATTAGATCTCAGTTTGGAGACGGGTATCAATTAAGAATAGCTAATGGTATAAACAACCTTAAACAATCAATAAGTGTTAGTTTTGCTACTAGACCTAAAGCAGATATAGATGATATAGTAGAATTTTTTGAATTAAAAGCAGGAATAACAGCTTTCACTTATGTACTAGCAGATTCTAATGCAGGCAGTAGTGAAGAATCTATAAAAGTACTTTGTAGTACGTGGGACCAGACTTGGGACTATGATGACTACTATACTTTAAATGCAACTTTTGAAAGGGTATATGAAGCATAATGGCTGAGAATATAATTGTCAAAGACGTACAGAAACTCGATCCAGCATCGAGTTTAGTCGAATTGTTTGAGATAGAGATTTCTATTGGAAACTTTATTTATACACATGCGGGTATAGAAGCGGATTTAAGTACTGTTCAGTTTAGAGACTATACTACCCCTGCTACTATTAGAACATATACTGCTATTCCTATGCAAGTGCAAGGATTTTCACACGCTGTAACTGGAGCTATAGCTAGACCTACAATAAGTATTGCTAATGCGACTACAGCTTTTAGTGGAGCAGTAGGTAGTATAGATTATGATAATTTGGTAGGATTAAAAGTAATTCGCAGACTTACATTAAATAAATATTTATATGGTAATTCTGCTGACGCTAATCCACCTGTAGAGTTTCCAAGAGAAGTTTGGTATATTGATTCTATAAAATCTCGGTCTAAAGCACAAGTAACTTTTGAACTTGCATCTCCTTTTGATTTGCAAGGAATACAAGTTCCAAGTAGATCAGTAGTTGCAAATAGATGTCCTTGGATTTATCAAGCAGCCTCTCCTCATTTAGATGATTATAAAAAAGTAGGAGGGTGCACTTGGAATATAGAAAGCACTTATGCTCCCGCTTATGGAGGAACTACTGAGTTTGTAGGAGATATTTCTCATAAAGTATACGCTAATCAAGATGATGAGCAACTTGTTCCTTCCACAACTTCATTCTCAGCTTATAGTTCAGGAGCAGTTACTAAAGACACTTTTTACAGTACCACAACAACATCTACTAAAATAGATGCAGATGGGTCTAGAACAGCAGGAAGTACAGTAACAGACTACTGGCAAGCTACAGATAGTGAAAGCACACCAGGAACTCCTACAGATATAAATTCTAATTTTAAGAGAATTTGTACTTATACAACTTATAGTCATGGTACTGAGTACTTTGCTTATACATCTGATATTTATAATAATTATGTAACTTTTCAAGATAATGTATCAAGTTCTTCAACTTATGGAAAAACTCTACTCTGGAAAGTAAGACAATCCAGTGTTAGTGAGGCTCCAGGACATGGAGACTATTGGGAAAGAGGAGACTTATGTAGTAAAACAATGGATGGTTGTAAGATGAGATTCGGATACAATCCATTAGCAAATACTGCTAACCAATTAGGAAAAACAAATTCAGATACTACTGCAGTATTGCCTTTTGGAGGTTTTCCTGCAGCGAAGGCTTTTAAATAATGTGGGAAATACTTCAACATGCCAAAGATGCAGCTCCTTATGAGTGCTGCGGACTTATTATTGGAACAGAGAAAAATAAAAAATATATTCCGTGTGAGAATCTCCAGAAAGAGAAGAATGGATTTAAAATTGACCCATTAACTTTTATACAATATCAACTCACTTCGAATATTTTATATGTAGTGCATAGTCACTACGACCAAGATTGTAAACCAAGTCAATACGATATTGATAATTGTAACGAAATTGGAATACCATACATGATTGTATCGTATCCAGATCAAGAAACTTATATATTAGAACCAACATGAAAAACAGAAAAGTAATATTACTAGGTAAAATGGGTGAACTCTTTGGAAGAGAACACAGCATTAAATGTAATACAATACAAGAAGCTATGAATGCAATTGACTGCATGAGGGGAGGCCTACGTGCATATTTAATGGAGTGTACAGATAAAGGAATTGATTTCACAGTTCAAAGAGGTGGAGATATTCATGAATCTCTAGAAGAAATTAAAGCAAATCAAGAGGATTTTGTAAATTCTTTTGAATCAGGATTACAACTAAATGACGAGGATCTAGTTATTGGTCCAGTTCCTAGAGGAGCAGGAGTGTTTGGCGATATAATTAAAATAGTTATAGGTGTAATACTAATATATTTTGGTTGGCAGTACATGTTAACCGCGGAAGGATGGGCTCTTGTAGGTGCTCAATTTATGGTTGCTGTAGGTGCTCAATTAGCTTTAGCTGGTATTATAGGAATGTTAATGCCCGGTACGCCAGGCAGTAAAGAAAATGCTAATAGCCTATTCAATGGGCCAATTAATAATGCAAAAATCGGAATCCCTATTCCTATAGCATATGGACAGACTGAAGTTGGAGGAGCTGTTATTAATTTCGGATTTACTAAACAAAAAATGGCACGAGCACAAGGATTTGAATTCATTTCAACAGGTGCTCATAATAGTAATATAACACATTCAGGAACTCTTGGAGCTGGTGGAGCTGTGGGAGAACAAGAAACCTTTGATATACATTGGGTACTAGATCACCCTAATAAGATGGGAGCAACTGAATGAGCCGTTACGATTACGAACGAGATTACAATGAGGGTTATGAGGATTGGGTTAACGCACAAGGTCTTACAGGTTCTCATACTGTTAGAGAGCAGTGCGCTTTAATTTATGATGCTTTATCAGAAGGCCCAATAGAAGGTTTAGTTAATGGAGCTCTAAGTATCTATGTGGATGGAAATGCTGTTCAACATACTGATGACGCTAATACTTATTCCTCTGTTTATAGTAATGATGTAAAGTACGTAGCAAGTACGGGTATTATTACTGATAATCAACAAAAGAATATATTCGATAGTTTAAGTACTGTATATGGAACTAGGTGGATTAGTGTATATGGAGCTTCTAAAAGAGCTAACGGAGTAGCCCAGACTTGGGTAGGACAAACTTTAATAAAGAGTGGTAATACAGGTACACTATCATTTGCTGATACAGATAGACATGATTATGTAGTAGATAGAGGAGTAGACCCTAAAATAAGAGTTGCTGGAGCAGGGCAAGACGGAAACGAATTTGAAGCAAGAATTGTACGAGTAATAAATACTTCTCATGTAGTAGTTGACCAACCAGTACCCACAGCCGTTACTGACGCAAATGTATGTATAGACTTAGTAGACACAATTGGAAGCTATAGTGCTAATACTTGTACATTGACCACGACTGGAGCAGGAGTCGACCTAGCAAATACAGTAGCTCTTGCAAGTCCGCCTATAGGAACTGGCGAAACTCAGACACCAACATACAATATTAGTAATTTTGGTTATGCAATTAAGCATGGACATAAAGACCAAACTTTTTTACCTGCTCCCGCAGGACTAGGAAGTGCTTCTCACGCTTTTAACGTTGGTAAAGAACTAAAACAAACCAAATGCGTACTAGATGCTACCAATAATATTCCAAGCAACCCTAATGCACAATGGGGAATTGATACAGAGAAATCTCCAGAACCAGAAGATACTACAGGCTATACAGTAATCGCTTCTACTGGTATGGGTGTAGCAGATCCTTCAGAAGTAGATAGAGTTAAAATTAGTGTACACTTTCCACAAGGACTTATTTCAACAGAAAAAGAAGATGGGCATACTCATCGTTCTAATGTTGAATTTCAAATAACATTTTCATATAAGAGAACAATAAATGGAAGTGATGTTTGGACTGATGTTGTAAAATTTGGTAGATATCCACTTGATGGTCTATTAACTAAATATAATATTACTAATTCTCAAAGCATAGGTTTTCATAATGGGTTAGTGGTAATGGAAACAACAAGTCCATTTATAAAAGTTTTTGAATTTGATATATCACAATATCAACCTTATACTGATTATAAACTAACTGTTAAAAGAGTTTCTCCTGTTGGTTGGGATGGAGGAAATCACGTAGGGACAAATGCAACTCAAATAACTGCTATAGAGAATGTAATAACAGATAAGTTAAGTTTCCCACATACTGCTTTCGCAGGTGTAGTTGTTGATGCAAAAGACTTTAAAACAGTTCCAAAACGGTCTTATGAAATTCGAGGAGTAAAAATCAAAGTCCCTTCTAACTACTCTCCTAGAGATGAAGTTAGTGAAACTACAGGAGTTCGAAGAACAACAGCAAGTTATTGTAGAAATATTACTACAGGAGTAGTAGGTTCTGATTATGTAGACTGGGATGGAAATTTTAGAGGAGATACAAATGAATATAGCTCGGGGGGAGTAAATGCTTTTCCTGTATACTGTAATAATCCTGTATGGATATTTATGGATATGCTTACAAACCCAAGATACGGATTAGGTAGATACGTCGATGCAGATTACGACTTTTCGCAAATAGATAAATATCAATTATATGCGTTAGCAAAATACTGTGATGAATTAGTACCAGACGGTACTGGTGGTGTAGAACCAAGATTTACTTGTAATGTTTATATTACTAAAGCTAAAGAAGCTCTAAAAATGATTCAACAGATGGCATCTGTCTTTAGAGGGATGTTAATGTGGCAAAACGGACAAGTTAGTGTCATGGGTAATAGAGAGAAAGGACCAGTTTATACTTTTTCTAAAGCCAATGTAACAGAGGGACTATTCGCATATCAAGGAACTTCTAAAAGATTTAGAACTAATCAAGTAAAAGTTATTTGGAATGACCCTGAAAATGCTTATAAACAAGCAACAGAAATTGTAGAAGATTATGATAATATAGCTAAAACTAATAAAATAACTGCTACAAGTATTACTGCGTGGGGGTGTACTTCACAAGGCCAAGCTCATAGAATGGGTAAGTGGCACCTATTTACAGAAAGACTAGAGAAAGAAGTAGTTACTTTTACAACAGGAATAAATGCTGGTATATTACGTCCAGGTGACGTAGTTAATATTCAAGACCCAGATATACATGATGTACAATTAGCAGGTAGAGTTTCAGGAACATTAGGAACTTCTACTTCAACTGTAGTTTATACAGATAGAGATGTATCAGGCGTTATTGCGGGAACTACAGCTAACTATAAGTTACATTTAATTTATCCTTCAGGAGGAGCTTACTTATCACAGCCAGTTGCTGTCATCAGTGGAGATACTTACTATGCAGGAGATTTGATACTTACAGATGAAGCTGATGCCGCAATAGATACAGAAGCAAAAGCGCACAATGTTAAAGATGATAATAATGACCTTGTTAACCTATATTGGTCTAATGATGTAAGAGTAGAAACTAAAGCAATAGCTAGTTATAACGGAATTTCAGCAACTGTAAGTAGTGCTTTTAGTGCTGCCCCAAATGCTGATGTAATGTATACTGTTACAGGACTAACAGCTGCAGGGGACGATGTAACTGGAAGCTCTAAAGAATTCATGATTACTAGTATAAAACATGATGAAGAATTTCAATTTAGTATTGCTGCTGTAGCTTATGATAAAGATAAGTTTGATATGGTTGACAGAGGCTACGTAATACCAGGAATACCAGAAATATCTAGACCTCCTGTACGAACCGATAGAGTTCCTGAACCACTTGCTCTTACGGCTAAACCTACACTTGCTGCAGATGGTAATAGTTGGAGTGTACGAATAGAGTGGCTTCATCCTCATACTGTAAGAACAGATGCAGATGGAAATACTATGAATGACTTATATGAGCATTTAGCAGGTTATGATATTATGCATAATGTTCCAAGCCATATGGATGACCTTGATAGAAACTTTGAAATAATATCGACAAGTTCTCCAACAACTAATTTTTATGTGTTTGATACTGTAGGTGCGGGTGATTATGTATTTAGAGTTAGAACAAGAAATACTTTAGGAGGTAACTCAGGCTGGCTACAACAAGTACTAACAATTGGAGAAGATGAATTACCACCAATTAGGTCTTTTATATTAGGAGCAGGATTAAACAAATATATTCAAAAAGGTGGTTTATTAACTACTAGTATGTCTGTTGCTTCAGGCACAGGTACAATT